TTTTTGGAGCTGGTGACAGGAGTTGAACCTGCAACCCACTGATTACAAATCAGTTTTATTTTACGTTTTATCGAGAATAAAGTCAAATTTGTTAGTCACGCGTTAGCTTATCAAACTTAAAAATTCAGCTTTTCAAGTTTTGTCTGTATGTAAAAATAACACATTTTGTGTCGTTTTACAATGCGGTTATCTTCCGCATGACCAGCTCATACTCTTTCGGGTATGCAAGCTTTATAGCGCTCATGTGCTCATCAAGCACTTCCATCAAGCCGCCAAAAGGCGCGGCGCTGGCCGCTTCCACGAACTCGCTTTGTAGATTTGCTTTTGTGGAGTATGCCGCCGGGTAAGACGTGGAAGGCAGCGCTTGAGTCTGCATTTCTGCCGGTGCTTGCTTTTCTTCCAACTCATTTCTCACAGTGCAGAGGGCAGCAAGCTTCTCCACGCTCTGCCAGTCCGTCGAGCCGAATTTAAGCTTGTGGATGTGGTCATTGATCTCGTCGATGTCCATACTTGCCGCCCTCCTCCCTTATGCGTTGCGCAAGATGTCAGCAGCCCGCTTGTAGGCGTCACGCTCTGCGCCAGTAGCTTCCTGCATCATGTCCTCGATGTCGGAGATCATGCGCTCACGGCCATCCGTGCGGGAGTAGTGCCCGCGCACATAGTGACGGCCACGGTTGGCGTAGCTGTTGCCCCGGTTGTAACCGTTTCCGGCATCGCGGCCAAAGGATCCGCGCATGTCAGCTTCCCACTCGCCCGCACGGCTGTACTCGCCACCCTCACAGTAATCCTCAATGCGATGGATGTCCAAAATGATGTCCACGATCTCGCCGATCATCTCAACATCGCCCGGGGATCGGTTCTTTTTGTCGGTCAGCTCCATGAGCTCGTCGCACATCTCATCCTTCAGATGATTCAGTTTATCCAGCATGACTTTATCTCCTTTCTTATGCTACCCGCTCAACGATCAGATTGCTGTTTGCAATGCTGATTGCCTGCGTACTGGTGTTTTTAACCGCCACGGTGACGCAGCAGCCGCGCGGCACCTCGATAAACGCAGCCACGAACACATTAAAATAATTGTCCGCTGCCGCCGGGGTGACAATGGCTGTCGCACTAGTCAGCGACTCACCGCCGACAGCCAGCGCCACGGAAATGGGTCCCACAGTGCCGCCGGCGGGAATGGCGATATTGCCGCCAAAGCTTACCTTGAAGCGCGCTTTGCATTGATTGGTCAGACCCCGCAAGGTCACAAGGCCGCTGCCGGCACGGTGCACAATGCAAGCAGGGGCTTTCACCGCGGTCTCGGTCAGGGGAAGGCTTTCGCCCGCCGCCACACTGACGGTGTTGGAGTTGCTAAATTCAGCCATTTTATCGGCTCCTTTCATAGAAAAACGCCGGGGCTTTTGCCCCGGCGCTCTGGTTTGCAAAATCAGCTCAGGGGCTGAACAGACTGCAATTTGCAGTCAGTTGCCGTGATTTGGTTATGCGCAGCTGCCGCAGCCGGTCCCACAACCATAGTAAATGGCGTTGGGGTTGGGCACCTGATAGGCGGGCACGGGAACCTTCTGCTGCAGAGTCCCGATGATCTGGTTGGTCTGCGCGTTCATCGCGGTGGTCAGAAGCGCGCTCTGGCGATCCTGAGAAGCAGCCCGGCGCAGCTCGTTGTTCTCGCTCTGCAGGGTGGCGATCTTATCATTGGTCAGGAAGTCGAGCACCGCGCGGGTGTTGCTGTTCTGATTCTCGATGATGTCCCGGGTGTTGTTGTTCATGGCGTTCTGCGTTGCGCAGAAGCCCTGCTGCATCTGGTTCCGGGTGTCGCACTCCTGAGTGGCCAGATTGTAGTTGACGCCCTGAATGGCGGTCTGGGTCTTGCAGCAGCAGTCTGCCAGCTGTGTAGCCAGAGCATTCTGCCCCTGCATCAGCGCGACATTGGTACCGTTGAATCCCTGCTGCATGGCGTTCGTGACACCGTTCAAGCCCTGCTGCGCGCCGTTGAAGCCCTGAAGCATCCCGGTGTTCATGGCATAGAAGCCATCGCACAAGCCGCTTTCCAGCCCGTTCAGCTTGTTCATGACGCTCTGGTTGTCGAAGCCGCGCTGCAGGTCCGCCTGTGTTACGGCGCTGGTCATATAAGGCGAAGCGCCGCCCATGCCCATGCCGCCGCCCCAGCCAAAGCCGCCCATGCCGCCCCAGCCGAACATGCCGAAAATCAGGAAGAGGACGATCCAGCCCATCCAGTCGCCGCCCCAGCCGTTAAAGCCGTTGCTGTAACCGTTTGCGGGCTGTACCGGCATGGTCAGAACCGTGCTATCAGAAGAAAGAGACATAGTTTTACTCCTTTACGTTAGATTTTTGAATTTATTCTAAATGCGGCCGCATTTCAGAATCCAAACATATTTTTCATGCCGTTGAGCATCGGCGCGATCTGCTGCGCCCGCTGCTGAATGGCGTTGAGCTGCTGTTGTGAGAGCTGCCCGGAGGTGAGCATCTGGTTTATCATCTCCTGCGGATTCTTGCCCTGCATCTGGCCCATAAACTGCTGAAACTGCCCACCAATGGGGTTCTGAGTCTGTCGGCCCATCGAATTAAACAAGCTGCTGCCCATCGTTTAACCCTCCTTTTCCGGCTCAGGTGCTTCTTGCTTTTCCAGCGCCGCCAGCTTTGCCGCCAGCGCTTCAAATTCTTTGCGGGTGACATACTCCCCGCCTGCAGCTTGCGTGGCCGAAATCGACGCTTTGGGGCCGCTGGTGCGCTCCTTGTAATCGTAAATGCGAAGCGGGAACGGCCTGCCGTCCTGTCCAACTTCTTTGATGTAAAAGGTATCGGAATCGGCATCCAGCAAAAGCACCCGGCTCCCGTTGGCGACCAGATAGCCGCGGGCTGCCGCTTCACCCTGCACCCAGATAAAGCCGCTGTCAGTCGGTGCGGCCTGCCCCTGCATTGTCGGCATCATGACGGGCTGTGGCTGGTACTGTGCCGCCCTGAGCTGTTCAAGCTGTCCTTGCGGCTGTTGCGGGTAATACACTTGCGGGTATCCGTTATAAATTGGCATCGTTTTCCTCCTTGTACCAGTAGTAGATCGGGCATTCCGCGCCACTGTCCCAGCTGTCCCACCACGCGCCGTCGATGACTGCCAGAACGTGCCCGGAGCAGCCCAGCACATACACGCCGCGCGGATACTCCCGGGCAAAATCTGCCACAGTGTAACAGGTGGTGCAGTCTGCTTCCACCAAGCGGCGTTTGAACCCGCACTTTTGAAGGTAGGCTCCCCATGTGCGGTTAGCGCTGGGCATATCGCCGAGGATAAAGCCAGTAAGCGCAAGGCCGATATACGCCCGCTCCCAGTTTTGGTTTGTAGCTGCCGCCACTGCCCGCACGGTGCAATCCCCCACGCCGTTTCCTTGGGGGTTCGGGTTGAACCTGTGCCACATGGCATCCCCCTCCCTTTGTGCCCATAGTACCTTTTCTGCCAAATCCGTGCGTTAAACGAACGTCAAACGAAGGACAAAAAAGAAAAGCGCCCACACGGCATTACACCGTGTGAGCGCTTAATTTTTTACTGTGTTTTACTCTCTTTTTGTTTTGAGAAATTCAATATAATGGCGAACCTCTTTTATTTCGTCATCCGTGAGACCTTCAAATGCTTTCATCAAAGAAGCGATTGTAGCGTACTCTTCAACACTTTTCTGGCTTTTTCCATCCAAAAGGGATTCAACCGGAACATCAAAATAAGCTGCGATTTTCACAAGAACATGATTTCTAGGGGTGGAGCCGTTTTTCCAGTTAAAAACCGCCCCCGAAGAAAGACCGAGTTCTTTAGCTACTGCGCTGGGGGATTTTCCAACTTTGGCGCACAAATCAAGATATTTGTCCCAAAACACACAAATTCACTCCCTTCTTTTTGTACAAGGTGACGTTCTTTCTATTTTTTACTTATTTTTATTTACAAATAAGATTTTGTGACATATAATAACATTGTTGCAAGCAGTTATACACAAAAGTCAATAGAAAAGTCACCCTATAATAATCTTCGCACCTTTATTATAGGTATATTTTCTCTGCTTGTCAATAACAAAATCTAAGATTTTCAAAGAGGAAGTGACAATTTTGAAGATTCTATTATTGCGTATGCGTGCAGGATTGACGCAACAAGAAGTAGCAAACAGGCTTGATGTCAATCCGTCCACTATCACGCATTGGGAAAAAGGCAGAAATTTTCCCGCCGTATCGCGTTTGCCAAAGCTGGCAGAGCTGTACGGATGCACCGTTGACGAGCTGTTAGAATGCAAGAAAGAGAAAGAAGGCCTATAATATGAATCGTTATCCTGAAACCTTTGAGAGCTTTTGCGCTTCGGCTGGTGTGAAAGACCCCCATTCCCTGTCCGGCCTTGAAAAGGACGTGATCAACACGATGTGTGAGCTTATCAACATTGCGTACAACGACGGCGTGGAAGCTGGCAAAAAGGCGGTGACTGTATGAACGAGTTGCAGATTTTCAATAACCCTGACTTTGGTAGCATCCGTACTCTGGTTGAGGATAATGGAAAGGTGCTCTTTTGTGCCGCCGATGTAGCAAAAGCGCTTGGCTACGCAAAACCTCAGAACGCAATCGCCACTCACTGCAAGGGGGCCCTGAAACGGGGCATCCTTACCAACGGCGGAGAGCAGGAAATGAATTTTATTCCAGAAGGCGATGTTATTCGCCTTATCACCCACAGTAAGCTCCCCAACGCTGAGAAGTTTGAAAGTTGGGCGTTTGACGAAGTGCTTCCGCAGGTGTTGCGTACTGGCAACTACTCTGTCAAGCCCGAAACTCCTGAACTCACTCTTTCCAAAGCGCTGGTTATAGCGCAAGGCATCATTGCCCGCGAACAGGAGCGCTCTAAGCAGCTCGAAAAGGAAAACGCCAAGCTCAAGCCAGCCGCCGAGTACGCCCATAATATGCTTTTGAGTGATGAAACGCTTACCGTGACGCAGATTGCGCTCAACTTTGGCATGACCGCCAACAAGCTCAACAAATTGCTGGAAGAATGGGGCATCCAGAAGAAGGTCAACAAACAGTGGATACCAAAGCGCAAGTACATCGACAAGGGTTATACAGTGAGTATTCCTGTTGAGGTAGGCAACGGCGAGACCAAAGAGAACACCCGCTGGAACCGCACCGGACAGGCATTTATCTACAAGCAGATGCACGACCATGGCTATTTGACCGTGAAGGAACAGGCAGAGCAGAAAGCGAAGGAACGCAAGGTACTTGCCGTCCCTGCTGAACAGCCCGCATAAAAATACCCCCGATGCTCCAAACGGAACATCGGGGGTTTGCTTTACTCAAAAAATTTTGTGATGCCTTTCAGCCGGTAGCCTATCGCCGTCCGGCTGTAATGCGTCTGTGCTGCAATGTCCGGCAGCGGAAGCCGCTCAACGTACCGTAAAAGAGCTATCTTTCGGTCTACCCTCCCAAGCGGTGCGTTTTTGATGGCGGTAATCATCCTCTGTCGGTCAAGCCCTTGCAGCGCAGCGGGCAGCACTACGCGAGCCGCCGCCACGGGCAGCACCGAGCCAGAAGGGCTGCGGCAACTGTCCGGCGTTGCGCACTCGAGCGGTCACGGCACGGTAATGTCCCATTTTGCCGCCGTTGGCAAAATTGTCACGCACTGCGGGACGCAAAATCGGGTACGCACGCTGGTCGTAGTAATAGCTCGACGGTTGCTCGTATGTAGTGCTTGCCATGATGTCCTCCTTTACTCCTTTTCCAGCGCCGCCTTTGCACGGTCAAAGAAAAACTGAATCACTTTGCTCATGGTCTCTTCTGTGATGGCCCACGAGACCAGCCTGCCCAGCTTGCTATTGTCCAGATAGAGACGCAACATCTTGACGCACCACGCCTTGCGCTCTGCGCCGCGCTTGGTGCCCTGAATCTCCCGCTCCGCCTGAGTGATGAGGTTGAGCACCAGATTTTTGACCGCCGCGCCGTAGCCCAGACGGATGCCGCCGATGGCGTAGAAGACGAGTCCGCCCAGCATCAGGATGACGGCCACAGGAACAGGAATGATGCTCAAAATTTCATTGATTGCTTCCATGATTGGTAACTCCTTTCAAAAGATAATTGTCGATACTGGCCTTACTTTTTTGCATCCCTTCGTGATTGTCCCCGGAGAGCTGAGCATCCAAAAGATTCCGCACGCCATCAAGAGCCAAGCAAATCTCCTCGTCGATCGAGTCGAAGCGGGTGAGGTCGCGTTTTAGGGCCGCTGCGTGTTGAGACGAGATGCTTTCGACCGCGCCCAGCCGTTGCTCGATAGCGTCAAGCCGCTGGTTTTGCGCGGCGTCGGGGGCCTGCGCCTTTTTGATGTACTTGTGGATGATGTCCAGCACCTTGTCCAGCGTGACCGCTCCTGCACACACGCTGCCAACAACGCCCAGCACCCACAAAAGAGCCTGCTCTTTAGTCATGCGCCCTCCCGGAGACGGGTCAGCCCCTTTGTCTTGATGATCTTCGGGTAGTTCACCGTTGTGACGTCGAGGTCCACCGGCCCGTTGATGCCCGGCACGCTGCCCTTGCTGGTGTGCTGGTGCACATTGTACTTAAAACTCACTTTGGGGGCCTTTCCGGTGTAATCGGCCAGCCAGACGTCGTAGGGCTTGAGCGCTGCGCCGCCCATATAAAGGCGGGAGTTAGCAAAGCTGGTATAGGTGTAAAGCTGAGCGTAAAAGCCCATCGCCTCGATACGAGCCAGCGCATAAGCCGTCAGGTCGGTGAGAGCCTGCTTGCCCAGTTGCTTGAGCTTATTGTCCTCTACGTCTACAGCCACCGGAAGGGTCAGCTCTTTCCCCTGCAGAGCTTCGGCCAGAAGGGCCAGCTCCTTATCTGCGCCGGTGCGGCTGATGGCGTAGGTGTAGTAGTAGATGCCCACGTCCAGCCCGGCAGCTCTGGCGTTGCGGTAGTTGGTCTCAAAGGTCGGGTCGATATAAAGACCGTCTGCCCGCTTGGAGAGCTTGCGGTTGGTGGATACCGTCTTGAGCATCGCTCCCTTGTAGCCCGCCGCCGCCACCTGCGCCCAGTCGATAGTGCCCTGATAGCGGCTTACGTCAATGTATCGGTAGGGCGGGTTGCCCTCCCAGCCGGGAGGAGCGGAGGCTTTGGTGTCCACTGTGGACACCTCGGGAGAGACATCTGCGGAGGGATGGGAAGGGCCAAAAATGCCCGCGAGAAGGCTGCCCAAAAACTCAAGAAAGCCCATACGACACGTCCTTTCTCAGGCGTTGCTTTCGCCTACGATTTCCTCAAAGCCGCTCTTGACGAGGATGTCCTTCACCTTCGCCTTCAGCAGACGGGGGCAGCGCTCATACAGAGCCTTTGCCTCCTCCACAGTCTCAGCAGACATAATTTCCTGTGCCCATAACATCGCCATCATAAGTACCATCCTTTCGATTTTTTGTGTGATTTTATGCATAGACAATCTCCGACATTTCCATCAGACATTGTGTGAGCATCTCGTTCTTCTCCTGAAGCTCTGCGATTTTCTCGGCGTCAGTCTTCTCGACAGGCTCCATCCAATCCAGATACTTTTCGGGAGCAGCCGTGACCTTTTCGAGGTCGATTTTGCTCTCATCAGCCACGATTTCCCGGTAGTCGCACTCCCACACCTGCTGTACGGGTTGAGATTCGTCATACTGCCGTTCCATCCACTGGCCGTTGACACAGATAAAGATATACAGCGTATGGCCGTCACGCACAGACCGAACGGCGGGCTGCTCTGCATCGAAGTTTGCTTTCATGTGCAACAACTCCTTTCATTTATAGTTGTCTCATGCCACCTTGCTTTCAGTGGGGCTTCCCCCTCTGCCGCAAGCGGCATTCACCCCCGGAGCAAGGTGTCAATCGGCGGCCAAGCAATTCCAGCCCCAGCCCCCAAGCCAGTTCCAGCAAGCCACACACGAAGCGCCAGCAGTCGACCAGTACCCGAGATGACCGCCTTGCAAGTATTCGCGCAGGGTGTTCTTTCTTACGTTTCCACCGCCATAGACACGGTCGCCGACGCCTGTTTTATCTCCGGAGCCTTGCGTTGCAGGCCATGTTACGCAGGTCTCGGGGTCAAAGCCGATGTCTCCAATCCACCAGTCGCCTGCAGGGAAACTACCGACTTTTTTGTAGTTCGCCAGAATCTCGGCGCCAGTCTCGGTATGCGCTACGCCAGCAGGACAGACATATACGTCTTTGCCGTTACTGTCGTCAAAGGCGAGTACCATATCGCTGAGCGTTTCATAGCCGCCCACAGCGTACTCGATACCCTGCACGCGATAGGGGTGCTTATAATCCGTATTGCTGCCGGGACTGCCATCATGGTGGCCGATGACCGCGTCCGTTGTGCCGCTATGCCAGTGCATTGTAGACAAAGTGATAGGAGCACTCAGAGTATCAGACAAGGAGACAGACATGGTATCAAAAACGTCGCAGTCCAGATACACAGCGCTGGTCGTATCATCGAGAGGCTCAATTTTGAGAATTTTGGCTTCGTCTGCATACTGATGGATAGTCGAAACATTGCGGTCATTATTAACAGTGCCGTCGCTGCCCTTTGAACCGTATCCGACAGAAACCCGGCTTCCAACCAGCAAGTTTTTTGCCTGCGCCGCTGTGACAGGAAAGTAGGCCAACTTCTCACTGCGCTGGATAGCTGCGGGATACTGGAGAGTATAGCCCGTGCATCCTGCGTACTTTTCCTGACTGGACTTCACAGCGCACTTGATAGAGTTGAAAAGGATTTGCCACGCGGTTTTTTCACCGCCAGCGCCCTTGTAACCAGCGCCCTTCTTGGCGTAGTCTGTAATCATGCTGTTATGCGATTGTTTGCGCGCCGGAACGAGGTCATATACGCTCCGCAGCAGACCATCCTCGCCCACACCACTGAAAAACTTCGAGTGGATGACATAGGGGTATATGGTGTCACCAGACTTGGCAGCGGCCCACGGGGTAAAACCATCACGGGGAGAATCAGTGATAGACCACAGGATATAATCCGGGTCACTATCGTCCCACTTGACATAAGGGGTCATCTGGATAACGCCCACGTCCACAGGGCCAGTCTTGCGGTAGTCATCGCTCAGATGTTCGATAGCTGTAGGGTAGGCGTGGCCGTTTGCGTCCCGCTTATAGTTACAGTTGTACCACTTGAAAAGAGGAATGTCGGCATAATCATCGCGGCCCTCGACAGTGTCGGTGGAAGGTTCGCACACAAGACTCGCATTGTCGTCCAGTTTCTCGCAGTTGACGGTGGGGTTTGTGGCAAAGCGCGGGATTTTTACGGTGTAGACCTTTCCGGTGCGGGGGAGCTTAAAGAGCACGTCAACGGCAATGTCGATGGCACTCGCGGTGGGGATGCCAAAATCCAGCACAGCATTGTGCTCATCGCCCGAGTTTGTGACGGTCGGAGCGGCACCAGCGCCAAGGCCGGTCACGGTGCCGACCGCAACGGTGGCAGCAGGGCCAGCCGGGCCCGTGTTGCCAGTCCCTCCTTTTTCGCCCTGCGGGCCACGCTCGCCCTGAATTCCCTGCGGACCCCGCTCACCACGAGGCCCAGTCTCGCCCTGCGGGCCAGTGGCACCCGTAGCGCCTGTGAGGCCCTGAGGGCCTTGCTCACCCTGCGGGCCGACCGGGCCGATGGGGCCAGTGTCGCCCTTGTCACCCTTCTCGCCTTTAAAGTTTCCGTTTGCAATGCCGTCCTTGAGCTCCCGCAAGCTGTCAGCGGCTTCCAGAGCGCTCTGGTCTGCATTACTTGCACTGGTGGCGGCTTCGTTGGCGGCGGTCTGGGCGGCTTTTGTAGAGGCTTCCACCTGCCGGAGAGCCTTGTCCCGGGCCGTATCCACTGCCTGCGTGGCGGCAGTCTGCTTGTCACCGATGGCTTTCAGTGCGTCCTCTTTGGCGGTGATGGTGTCAGAAAGGGCCTGCTCGGCCTTTTGGGCAGATGTCCCGGCCCGTTCTGCCGCGTCCAGTGCTTCCGTTTTGGACTGCTCCGCAGATGCCGCCGATTTCTTCACGGCATCCACAAAAGCCTGCCATGCAGGCGTTCCCGATTCCGGCTCTGTGCCGTCCTCCGTGCCGGAGTTCGCGGCCACCCGGTAGCGCAGGTCAGCGCTGGTCACGGTCTTGGCGCCGTCGCTGCCCTCAAAGGTGATGCAGCCGTTGCCCGGCTGTGCGGTGACGCTGGCAGGCACGTCCACATAGCCGTCCACCACCAGCGAAGAGGGCGGGTCTTTTCCGTCCGGGACGTGCCAGAAGCAGCGGACGGCCAGCCCTTCCCACTCGCCGGAAGCGGTGACAGCAAGGCGGTACACGCCCCGGTTCTTGGTGTAGCCGAAGCGAAGCATCTGCTCATAGCCCGCCAGCTTTGCAGCGCCGTTGGAGGCGAGAGATACGCTAAGCTCGATCATAAGCGCGCTCCTCTCTCCTATGCGGTGTAAGGCTCACCGGTGACGTCTTCGTACTCCGCAGCAGTCAAGCGCTGACGCTCCACCAGCAGTTTGACCATGTCTTTGTTCCAATAGCCAGTGGTGTATGCGTCTTTGGGGGCGACGCTGCTTTCGATAGGCACGCCGTCAAGGAGACACAGATACTCCACCAGCGAGGCAGTTTTTGCGGTGTCGGTTTCGGCGGCAGCAGGGAGTGACGCAGCGCTTTCCTGCGTGGACTGGCCGGTCAGGGCGTTGGCGATCTGCTTGAGATAGCCGTTCTGGATCACGCTCTGCTCGCGGTATGTCGCCTCGAGTAAAATCGGCTTAGATACTTTAGCCATTGTCTTCCTCCTGAATCAACTCGACCGCTCCGGCGAAGATGAGGGTGGTATCTCCGTCGTAGTAGGCGCCGGCGTTGGCGATGTCGATAAAGTCGTTCTCCACCACCCACTCGGGTTTCACCGAGGGCGGATAGAAGTTGTTGACGGCGGACATATACAGTTGATACTCCACGCCCTTTTCGAGCGGAAGGTCTCCCATGTCAAGGGTCACGTCGTTGTAACCCCGGATAAGCTCCAGCGAGAGGTCCACCAGCCGGGTTTGGTCAGCCGCCTTGCGCAGGATGGCCCGGATTTTTCCGGCCACAAATCCCTTGATGCGGAAAGACATCGAGTGGAGCAGCAGGCCGGACTTTTTGGCGGTCAGCGGCACAAAGAACTCGGCGTGGGAGGGGTAGGCGTTCCACGCGGGGATCTCGCCGGTTTCCGTAGCAGCTGTTATGATGGCGTAGCGTCCGATGGATACCGTGACAGGGCAGCTTGTGGTTTTGCCCCCGGCTGTGGCAGTCAGGGTGCACTCACCGTACTTCGTAGCTTTCAGCGCACCGCCTTCGACTTTTGCACACTCTTCCGGCGATACGCCCCACGTCACCGTCTTGTCTGTGGCGTCTTCCGGGCTGACGATGGCGGAGACAGGCTGAGACTCACCGACCGTCATCGCCATGCTGGGGTAGCCCAGAGCGACATGCTCCACGCTGACGTCTCCGCCTGTGCCGTCATCATAGACCGCGCAGAGCTTGCCGTTTTCGACCGTCAAGCCGCAGCTCTCAAGATCTGCCACGCGGTTTACGAGGGCGGTATAGTCAGACGGGACGGAGGCGACCACCTCGTCCACAGCGTCCGGCAGGCGCTTGAAGATCTCCAGCACGCTTTCCATGCCGGAGGCGATATGCTCCCGCACCTCGACGCCAAGGGACGCTTCCCGGATACTTTTGATGTCCTCGGTCATCTGGCTGACGATTTCATCGTAGGATTTTGCCATAGTGTCACTCCTTTACGGTTTTACTTTTTTGCGCCGTTCAGATACCCCGCCGCGCTCAGGGACATACTGTAAGCCAGCGAGGCCTTGTGGCTGCTGAGGGCCTGCAAGTCCGAGATGGAGTAGAAGCTTGTCCCGAAGGTGAAGCGCTTCTTTTGCGGCGCGTCCAGTGGCTCGACCACCTTGGAAAGCAGGAGCAGCGTATCAAGGCCGTGGGGCTTCGAGATAACGCGGGTCTTTTTCATCCAGCCTAGACGCTCTACGTCGATACCGGCATCATGCAGGTCAACAGCACTCACCTCGATGCCCTCAAGATAGCGCTGCTGGCATCTTCGAAGCTCCTCGTTCGCAGCGTCCAGCAGCTTTTGATTTGTGGACGCCTTGCCGTCGAGGACGATGACTTTGGTGATGACGCCGTAGACTTTTTGAGCTTCGAAGTCGTAGGCTGTCTGGCTGATAGTCTTCGTGCTCTTGAAGATCCACCAGCCCTTTGACTTGTAGCCCACGGCGATGACCTGGGTGACGATGTCCTCGGCTTTGACGTAGTTGGTCAAATCAAGCATATTGACGCCAAACTCCACAGGCTGCGGGTTCGTTTCTGTGATGCCGTCATCGGCCAGATAGTCCAGATACCGGGTCTTTCCGTCATCAGAGTAGCGGACGGCAAAGTAGCCGCCGTACACGTCCGTCAGTTCGGATTGCAGGATGTCCCACGTGGTGCCGAAGTTTTTGCCATCGCCAAAATCGAGGGCCTCGTTGGTCGAGGCGTCGAAGTCGTGCAGATAGTAACCCGTGCAGGTCGACCATCTTCCCGTGCTGGAGTCATACAGCTGAATCGCTCCGTCATCGGTCAGCTTCCAGCCTGTCAGCGGGGTGGTGCCGATGGTGTAAATGTATTTCGAGTCTTTCTGCGTAGCGCTCAATGAGTAAAAATTGCCGTTTTTGTAGGCTATGTTTCGCTCCACCGTGTATATCTGGTAGCCTTGGTATATACCATCATAAGAGACAACGCATATCACATTATCTCTGTTAATGTACTCCCCAGCTGGAAAGGTGGCTCCGTTTGTATCGCATATCCACCTTTTATCAGCGTCCTCTAGCCAGTACTCGTTGTCTCCGTCACTATCTCTATGGTGCATCGGCCTGCAACCGCCCATGTAGACCGTCTGGAAAGGCTCCTGCGGGCCATCTTCAAACACGTTTACGGTGCCGAGGGTAAAGCGCTTGTACTGGTTTGTCTGGTTGTTGTGGTTGCTGATGACCTCGGCCAGAAATTCCTTGATGCTGATGTCCGTGTACTTGTATGGCACGAGGGAGCTGTCGTTAAAGTAGGCAAGCTCCCCTTCGCAGTACACCTTTTGCCGCAGATAAAAATCCATCTCGTGGCTCATGACCCGTCCACGCCATAGGGTCTTGCCGTCCTGCTCTACCTCCACGATAGTCTTAAGCTTTTGCAGCGCAGAGTGGGCGATGTTGCCCAACGGGATGGTAAACTCAAGGCTGCCTGCTTTGCCCGCCTCTCGGGTAAGAGTGGGGGAGATGAGCATGGTGGCCGTGGTGCGCAGGTCTTCCGCCGCAGGGTCGTAGATGCACGCTTTGGTGTCCCACTCGCCTACGGCGGTCTGCGTACCGGCATAGATTTTGTAGCTCACAGGCTTTTCACCTCCGTCGGCGTGTCATAGATGGTGTCTTCTTCGAAGCTGAAGGTGTCCCACAGCCAGTCAGCGCCCGCCGCTGCGGTGGTGTTGGTCTTATAGGGGTTGCAGATGCCGGTGATGGCGAAGACATTCTCCCACCGGTCGCGGCTTTGGGGTGCGACCGTCCAGAATCCCTCCCAGTACCATGCCGGGTCATCATCGAAAACGCATTTCAGCCATTGCCCTTGCAGCGCGTTCTCCAGCGTGCTCTGCACCTTGGGCCAAAGCCTTTTCGGCTTTACGCACTTGAGCGTGATGGTGATCTTGCGCTGGGTGTAGTGGACTTTGCCGTCCATCGACTTGGAAAGGTCTAAAATGCGGTCGCTGAAAGGCACTTTGACCAGAAGGCTTTCGTCCGGCTCTGCCGGGCCGACGGTTGTGCCGCCGACCACAAGGTAAAGCCCCCAGTCCTTGAGGGTGTGGTAATCTCCGATTTTGACGCCCTGTAATGCTGCCATTTAGCCTCCCCTCGCTTTCCGGGTCGAGCGAATGCCCAAGTCTCCATCAATGCCGTCCACAAGTGTCGGCTGCATCGCGCCGGCGAGAGCCTGCACTCCGTTGGCGTCGATGACCAGCGTGCCGGTGCCGATGGCGGGAAGATGCTCATCCAGCAAGTTGGAGATGCGCTGGAGCACACTGAGCTGCTGTCTGCCGGTGGTGTCCTGCTGGCCGCTGCTGAAGGGCGACGCCGTGAGACCCTTGTAGCGGTTGAACTGGTCGGCACGGTAAGAAAACTCCGCCAGCGAGTCGTACACAGGGGTCTTGCTGAAAGGGCTTTCGTAGTTGTTCGTGAGCTTCTCGCCCTTGTTCTTCGACCACGCAGACAGCGCAGCGCCGCCCACAAGGGCCGTCAGACCGAGGACGACCGCCACCACGGGGTTTGACGCGATGAAGCCCACAATGCCGCTCAGAGCCTTTGTGATGGTGCCTGCCGCATTGGTGAAGCTGCCAGCGATGCCCGCCAGCTTTGTGTCCACGCCTCCGGAGGCGTTCAGGCCGTCAAGGATCTGGGAAAAGCTCTTGACGGCTGTGCCCGCCTCGGTAGCGCCCTCGGCGATGCCGTCGCTAAAAAGCGCCTTGATGGTGTCTTTCGCCGCGCTCAGACCGCCGCCGGAGTAGCTGTCATTTACCGCCGTGAGGGCGTCTGTCAGCCACTTGGAGATGATGTTTCGCTGCTCCTGCGTGACCTCGCCCCACACCAGCTTTGCAAAGTCTGTGGCGAGGCCCGACCAGTTGCCGTTTTTGAGGTCAGAGATCGTGCTTTGCAGCGTCCCCATGATGCCGTTTTGCCATTTGGTCTTGGCCTCGCTGAGATTTTTGTCAATACGAGACTGCATCTCAGAGACAGACAAAACCACCTTGTCACAGGTCTGCGTGGTCGTGGTCGTCACTTTTCCGGCCGCATCGGTCACGTTTTTTGTGATTTTCTTGATGGTCTTTTCTGTGCCGTCCACTACCTCAGTCCACGAGTCCGTGATGGTCTGCACCGTCTCTTTGGTGGTGCCTTTCAGCTCCTTGGTGGTGCCGTCGTAGACGTTGTAGGTGTTGTCGGCGGTCTCGGTCACGCGCTGGATGCTGCCGACGATGTTGCCAGTACCGGCGAGGATCTCCTGCGAGGTCTCCTTGATGGTGTCGGCCAGCTTTTTGGTATCGGCGGCGACGTGCTTTTGGGTTGGAGTTGTGGTTGTGGTTGTGGTCGTGGTCGTGGTGGGCGAAGTGGTAATAGAGCTTTTGCTTTCACCGGAAGACTTTGCAGGCACCCAGCCGTCATTCTCGTCCCACACCATCCCAGCGTGAGATTTATCCCAGTCCTTTTCCCCCTGTTTTGTTGTCTGGTCAGCGTTAAATGCATTCCAGTACACAGCATCCCAGTCGCCACTAAAAAGCGAAATTTCGCCTTTTCTGAAGGAATCAGCAACAGCTTTCAGGCCCACAAGTGAGGACTTTGCCTTGTCGATCACACCGGAAAGTCCGGTTATCTCCCCGATAAGGCCCGTCCATCCGTCGGTTTTGTAGGCTTCCTGCGCGGCCACCGTCATATCATTAAGATCTGAGATGACCATGCCGATGCCGTTGGACAAATCGCCGGTCATAAGCCCGGCCAGCTGGCTCACGTTGTCCTTCAGGGTGGAAACGCGGCCGTTCATGGTCTGGCTCTGGGCATCCATGGCGTTGTAGTAGCGCCCGCCCTCTTCGCTGGCCGCGATAAGGGCCTCAGAAAGCAGATCGTAGCTGACCGTCATGTTCTGGACATCCTGCACCGATTTGCCGGTGTAGTCCGCCAAAACCTGATAGATGTTGATGCCTGCGTAGGCAAACTGCTTGATGTCTACAGCCGTTGCTTTGCCCACGTTGGCGATCTGCTGCAAGTTGCCCGCCATACGGGACAGCTCTACATTGCCGCCGCCAGTGGCCGAGACAGCATCGCCCAGCGCCATAATGACCTTACGGGAATACCCGGCATTTTCGCCGGCGCTGATAAGCAGCTGGTTTGCCTCGGTAAGCGATGCCACATCAAAAGGTGTGCGGGCGGCGTCCTCCTGAATGGCTTTCATGGCCTCGTTTGCGGCCTCTGCGCTGCCCAGCATATTGGTAAAGCCGGTGGTGTACTTCTCAATCTGGGCGTTGTACTCGATGCCTGTCTGGACAAATCCCACAGCAGCATCAAGCGCTTTGCTTGCCAAAGTGGTCAAAACATTGCCCAGAATCTGCCCTTTTGCAATAGAGCCTGCAAGGCTGCTTTCGGTATTTCGGGTCGAGTCGCCGAAGCTGTTCATGTACCCTTCCGCAGTCTTTAGCCCCTGTGCCGTGGTATTGAGTTGGGCCTGAGCTTCTTTCAGCTTCTGGGCAAATTCTTTGGTTTTTTTGGAGGTTTCCCCGGTCTCTTCCCGTGATTTCTGGTAGGCTGCCGTAAGGTGAATGACCTCACTGTACAGCCGGTTATAATCCTTCATCATGGTGGAGACAGCGGCCTTAGTCTGAGACTTCGCCTCTTCCACGCCCTGCCGGTAGGCGCTGTCGTCCAGCCCGAGGGTGGCGCTCAATTCAAAAAGTTTCAGGTTTCCTCACCCCCATTCAAGCCATTTTTGATTCTCTGTATCACTTCTTCGGCGCTTTGCTGCGGCTCTAAGGGGCGGGGGTCGATGATTCCCGCCACCCGGTCAGTCCAGCGCTCTTCTACGCCTGCGAAGCTTGCCAGCGTGTCCGTCATGTATGCCCGGTAGCTCAAAGCAATAGCCTCTTGCCGCCGGGTGTTCATGATGTGCTGGACGATGTAGGGCTTGCCGACGAGCCGCAGCATATCGAGCCGAATGGATGAAGTCAGGCGTCGATACTCGTCTGGCCCAGCTTCGCCAACGATAACAAAAAATCCAGCACGTCCTTGTCCTCGATGGTGGCAGTGATAACGCGCAGGGTCTTGAACGGCGTTATGGTCTCTGGCTTGCCGTCCTTGTCCACGTCCGGCTCATAGAGCAGCGGAAGCAGCTTGGCGGTAGCCTCAGCGTTCTCAAAGAGCAGGCTTTTCGCCATTGCTTTGAGGTTTTTTCGGCTCTGTTCTTCCCTCTTCTGCTTCTTTTCCTCTTCGGTCTCGCTGCCGTTGAAAACCGGCATGACCTTGCGCAGATCCATGACTTTGGTCTTGGTCAGCAGGTCAGACACCGCGTCAGCGATGAGCCAGCAGCGCCGCAGGAACTCGGTCTCGTCCATCTGGTTCAGAGTTTTCATGTTGTAACCTCCTTATGCCGCAGCCTTCGGGCTGTAGTAGAACTCCATGGGTACCACATCGCTTCCCAGACGGGGGCAGCCGGTCAGGGTGACTGCAATGTTGCCCTTTCCCTTGTCGGCGGTCTTGAGGGAAAGACCGCCGGTGGAGAGTGCGTTCATCAGCTTGACGGCCACAAAGCCGCCGTCAATGGTGTCGCCGACCCACCAGATGTCCTTGAAGTCGCCGGTACTGGCTGTCGGGTCCAGCGTCATGCGGGGGGTGACCTTCTTTTCACTCACATCCGCTGCGCCCAGCGCCAGCTTGATAACGTCCGTTGTGACGTTCAGGGCCGTAAAGGCCAGCGTGCAGTCGTAGTCCTCGATCTGCATCAGCTCTGCGGTGTTTTTCTGGCAGTTGTCCACATCATCGCCAAGGTCGGTGATGTTGGGCTTGCACTCTGCCGTCACGCCGCCGGAGGTTGCGCAGATGATGTCTGCATCCTTGATCTCGGTCGCGCCGGTCGGGTCAAACGTGTTCAGCACGACACCGGCATTGATCTGCATGGACTCGAATGCTTTCTGTGAAATTTTGGAAAATTTTCTTGCCATAATGCTCCTTACTCGCAAAATTGCGTGATTTCAAAATTGAGATATTCGCACAGATACCCTTCAGGCGGGTTGTCGAGGGGCTGTGCCCATGGGGTGCCTTTTTGCAAAAGAATAGCGCCGCCCTCGCAGGAAAGCGTTATGCTGTCCTCGAGGGCCGCGCTGATCGTATCTTCTGTTTGCAGAATGGGGGTTCTGCCGCCCTTGCTGGGGTACCACAGCCGGGCGTGGAAGGATGTCGACTCGTTCCACCCGCCGGGAATTGTCGGCTGATAGGTCAGATACGGCAGTTCTGCGCCGGGAGGGATATTATCTTCCAGATAGCCGGGGACGCCAAAGCTATTAAAAAAGGCGTTCAGCGCCCGGTTGATGCTCTCAGACGGTCCCATTACGGCAGCACCGCCTTTTTGCACTTCACGGCCCGCAGGCCCATGCCGGATTCTTCCGGAGCGATGCCCTCATCGGCTGCGCTCGTCACCTGAAAGATCTGCCCGCCGCTCACCCGCTTGATGTAGTCCGGGAAAGCCAGAGGCACACCGGTGTTGACCAGCAGCGTATAGGTGGACGCTGTAGCCGCCTGCTCTGCGACCTGAGCCTCCACGGTGGTGTCGTGGCGCTCCACGGCCTCAAACTCGGGTCCGTCCTTCCAGCCGGAAACAAAGCCGCCCACGCCGTCCGGCTCATAGCTGCGGGTCTGAAAACGGTATTTTTTGGTAAAGCCCTGCATCACGGTGGACGCAGCCAACGGATTGACCATGTCACATCTTCCTCCACTGATTGATCTCGGTTTTATAGCGGGTCTTGCCGTCTGCAGGCAGGCCGTCCGTGCCTGTAGCCATCGTGCCGGACCACCCGGCAAAGGACTGGGACACATACACGCCGCCGGACGGGAGCGCCTTGTCGTATGCGTCGATTTTTTCGGCCAGTGCCACAAAATCAGGCGGCACGCGCATAGGCTGCACTGTGCCGTTAAAGGTCTCGGCGGTCAGATCGCCGTCCCCGGCCTTGTGCACGCCGTCATTGAAGATGGATCCGCACACGAGAAAATACTGTCCCGGCACTACCCCGGCGGGCACGGTGTCCGGCTCAAAGGCAAACTCCCCGGCAATGGGGTCGTCCGCCCGGTCAAAAAAATTGTGCGTGTAAACGCACAGCTCGGGGACGGTCATGCAAAGTCACCCCCTTGCAGGTTAGACCGATTCACCCGGGGTAATGGTCTGGACAGAAATGCCGTCCAGGTACTCGGCAAACAGGGTCATTCCCATGATGGCGAAGCTCTCAGAGACTGCGGTGTGGTAGTTGCCCTGAGTGTGGAAGCCGATGAGATTGCTTGCCTCGCCCGCGGTGGTGTAGACCAGACCGGCCTTGGAAAAGTCGCTGTCGGCGGGGTCAACGTAGTACAGGACGATGTTGTCCACCGGGGTTGCGATGACCTTTCCTCGCGCGATTTCGCCGCTGGAAAGCAGGAAGATGGTGTTGTAACCCATGAAGTCCTTGATGTACTGGAAGCCGAACTGGTTCTGGACGGTGATGTTGGCCGCACCCAGGTACTCGTACACATCCAGAATGTTGGCGAAGCCCACGACGCCGGTGACGGTGCGGTGCATGTTCTTGAACTTGTCCTCAACGCTGCCCTTGGCCATTGCCAGAGCCATCTGGAAGGTCTTAGGGGTGCCTTTTAGGGTGCCGGTGTTCAGGTACTTGTAGAAGCGGTCGGTGACGTTCGCGGTCAGCTGGTACAGGAACTCGTCATCGGTCTTCTGAACGGCGACATCGTAGCCGTACTTCTTGATGGCTTCCAGAGAGACGGCTTTGGCGAACTTTTCGACAGTAATGTCAGCATAGGTCTTTTCTTTGACGGTGAACTTGCTGTAGGGAATCTCCTCGCCCTCAGCAACAGTGCCGCTCTGAAGCGTACCCTCGGCGTACTTGCTCTTGAGGGTAGTGCCGGGCTGCATCCGAATGGGGCGCATGATGCCCATGATGTCGCGCAGATGCTGCCAGTTGCGCTGGAAGCGGGTGACGAAGTCGATTTCTCGGGGGTTGACGGTAATGTCAGTAGTTACGATAAGGTTTTCTTTTGCTGCCATGTGTCATTCCTTTCCGCCGGCCGTGAAAAGGTCGGCATTTGCAGCAATCGCGGCCTGACGTTCGCCAGCGTCCTTGATTGCAAAAATTTGGTCTTTAGTCATTTTGGAGCCGGTGTTGGTGGGCGGGGTGTCCACCTTTGCGCCGGTGGTCGTGGTTGTAGCCACAAAGTCGCCCCAGTCAGCCTTCAGGCTGTCGGCGTGTTTCTTTGCGTCCTTGACTTCGCCCTTTTCGTCCAACTCCAGCTTGTCGATGTCCTCGCCGGACAGTCGCACAACGCGGTCTGCGTACTTGTCCAGCACCCCGGCGGCCTTCAGCAGTTCCCGGAACTTGGCTTCCTTGGCTGCGTGGGTGTCTTTCTGTGTCTGCTGGGCTTTGTAGTCGGTCAGCGCCTTTTCAGCGGCTTCCTTGCCGCCGTTGGCTGCGTCGCGGTCTTTCTCGGCCTGTGTGCGGGCTGTTTTTTCTGCATCCAGCTGGTCTTTGAGTTCGTCTGTCTCCTTGTGCAGGGCGTCCAGAATGGCCTTGGCCTTGTCATCGTTGGAGGTTTCAGGGTTCTCCAGAATCGTGCGGATGTCAGCTCTTTTGAGTGCCATGTGATAGTCCTTTCTGCCCTTGCTCGGGCTGCCATGCTTGGCAATAAGGTTTATTTTGCCGGACGTGCTGCCGGCGTGGTGCCGCCTGTGGGGCTTGAACCCACGGCCCCCGGATTACAAATCCGGCGCTCTGCCAACCTGAGCTAAAGCGGCATAAAAAAGCGGCTGACGCTGTGCGCCAACCGCTGAGTATTTAGTTTTTGCGTGCAACTTTGGTGATGCATTCGACCGCCCAAAACTTCGCTTCCTGTAATTTTGTCATGCACAGACTTTTTTCTCGGCTTTCAGGAAGTGCGTCAAGCTGCGTTGCAAGCTCAAGGAAAAGGTCTTCTGCCTCGCAGTTCGCAGCTTTCACATCATCGGGCAGGAACTTTTCTTTTGGTGTTTTGAACATTTTCTCCAAATTCATGAATTACGCCTCCTTGTTTGCTTCTTCCACCGCGATCTCTCGCAGCTCGTCAATGTGATCTTCTACCGCAGGGCGGAGGAACCCTTTGCCGTCATTGGCGGCTTTCATGCCCCGGGTAAAGTGCCACTTGCCGTTGAAGTCTTTCCAGACCCATGGCGTTTTGCGTCCGTTGCCGTTTGTGGCGTGAACGCCCGTGCCCAGCTCCACATACACGCTGTAAAACAGGTTGCTACCGACGGTCACGGTCTTTTTTGCAAGGTCGAGGGCATAGGTCAGGCTCTGTTTGAGCGCGCCGCCCACATAGCCCTCAATATGGGTGCTGTTCTCTGCGCCGGTAGGCACAAGCAGCTGGGCGTAGTCCTGCACCGTCATGCCCCAGATGGTCAGCACCCGCTCCGCCCATGAGTCCAGAGCCTCGTGCAGCTGCGGGGTGTTGTCGGTGAATTTGATGTCGTAGTTAAATTTCATGATTATCTCGGTTTGTGATCTGATCTACCAAGATGCGGCCTTGTCCCGCTTTGGTCAAAATCCGACCAATAAGGTCTTTTTCTGATGCGGGGCGATTTATTGGCTCTCCTCTTAAGAAATCAACAGCAGTAATAAATCCTCGCAAAAGGTCTCTGTCCGCTTCTGCCAAATGATACTCAACACGAACATTAGTTGTTTTCATGTTTTTGCTCCATTTTTATCCTAAATCACGCTCTAACCATAAAAATTTCTCGGCCAAACTAGGGGCAGATTCAGGGTGGTTGACAGGTCTTAAATCGCGTCCGCACACCGGGCAGAAGTTGGGATACCACAAACGATTTTCCCCTTCGTCAGCTTCTATGAATACCCGTTCATCTTCGTCCGTTCCCATGACAAGCTGGCTATACATCCCACCTGGGTCAAGGACTTTTTGGCTCTTGTCCTTGTCGTATACGTCGTGCCCAAGAATATCCGTTGTGAAAACCGGTTCTCTCTCGCAATACTCACACATTTATCTCACCTCTTTTTCTTACGCCAAACCTCCACAAATGCTTTTGCATCGCTCAGCTTTGACGCGCCTCCAATTTGTTTTGAACCGTCATAGATGCGGAAAACGCCGCTAGAACCACGGATTTTATAGCTTCCAGCGCTGATTTCTTTTGACATATACCCGCCGTCAGCCGTATAACCGCCCTTGTTGGTTGTTTTCCATTTCAGGGAGTTGCCACTTTTTGTGACTGCTGCTTTTGCTGATTTTGAAAGCTGGCTTTGAGTTTTCCCAGTGCCGGAAACCTGTTTTTTGGCTTTTTGAAGCTCAGAGAGTCGGTTTTGTGCGGATTGTTTTTTGTCGTAAGCAGACGTGAAAGAAACGGCCTTATCGACAACTCTGTCCATTCTCTCAAATTGGGTGCGCTTTTGAGATTCGGACATGGCCTTGTCGTAGCTTCCGATTTTCTTTTTGGTTCTGGCGATTTCCTTATTCAACTGGGCTTCGTTCATATTTTCAATGTTTCGGGCGTTAGTCGCGGTTCCACCAGCTCTTGCAGAGCTGCCCGAACCTCGTTTACTCACGGTAGTGCCTCCTTTCGTATTGAAATGGCTTGATTTTGGTCACGTTCCAGTCAAATTCCGCCGGGCATTTTCCATACCACAAAATACCGCTTGGTTGCAGCACTTCCAGCGCCTTGCGGCAGTGTTTGGCAAAGCACTCTGCTTCGTATGGGTCAGATTGTGTGCCGTGGCTCGAAATGCTCACGATGGCGTTTCTAGGCTCTCCGTCAAAGCACCAGTCATAACTTTGCTCGCCGCACCAGCAGAGCGTTGGAATGACGTGGATGCCGTGCGCCTGCCAGTATGCCGCCAGCCAGTGCTTTTTGTAGTGCATGAAAAGCTGTACAGCAAGCGGCATATCGCTGTACAAAGAAAAATCCGGCGAACATACCGCGCCGAACTGCTGCAAAAGCGGAATGTATTTCTCAGGGTTGTTCCAGAACCGTTCAAACTGATAATCGTCCTTGTAAAAATGCACGCCTTTTGTTGCCTTGTCTTTGGCCGTCAGCGCATAATTGACCGGGATCCATTCCAACTTGTCAATGCGGATGTCCGTTTCCGGCTTGATTTCAGGGATGCCATACTTGCCCACGCCCGGAAAAATCATCTTTTCGGTGTTTTCCATCGGCAGAATCACGGTTCATCCCTCCAAACCTTACTTTTTCTTGAGCTTTCGTCCTGTTTTCCAGTTGTAACCACGTTTTTCCAGCGCACGGCGTGCTGCCTGTGTGGAAGGATTGTCAGGATGCCCTTTCGCTTTGCCCATCAAAACTTCAACACGGCTCTTTTCTCTGATTGTGCCAGACGCAACGCCCGCTTTGTATTCTGCAATAGCAGACTCTCGCCTTGCGGAATACTGTGCAGCGGCCTCGTGGGCTTCCCTTTGCATTTTTTCCGTTTGGCGGCGTGTCAGGCCGTGAGGAATGCGCATCTTATCGTCCATGTAATCACTGATTGGCGAGCTTAAGCTACGTTTTGCGAGAAATTCATCAAGCGTAGTCTTCTCACTGCTCGCCCTTGTAGAACTACCAGAGCCTCGTTTACTCATTCTTGACACTCTCCTTTCTCCGTTTTCTCTCTTCCAGCCACCACATCTGTTCGGCTTCCTTGCCGCCCTTGGATTTATACCACTCGGTGTAATCCATGACGGGCGTTGTCTCTTTGGTCACATTGTCCCGTTGCATGGCGTTCTGCCGTGGATACTTGCCCAGCGCAGAGGACAGCACACAGCGGCAGTGGTAAACCATCTCCGGCGCTGCGTTGGGGTCGCCGGGACGCTGAATCTCGTAGCCCATGACCTTGAACGGCTCGTCAAGCTCTGCCGTCTGCTGATCGAGCAGGCGGTGCATTTCACGGGTTCGGTAGTCGTGGGTGGAGTTCCAGCGCTTTTTAACCTCGATGCCCAAAGCCTGAGCGTTTCTCATCTGCTGCAAAGCCCCGGCATTCTGGGCGCTGGTAAGGGCTGTGATGGCGTTGTTCATGGCCCAGTGTATTTCCGTGTCAGCCATGCCGTTTACGGCCTGCACGGCGATGTCGTGGACGCTCTTGCCCTGCACGATGCCCTGCATGACGTAGCGATTGAACACCCGGGCGTCATAGGTGCGGTTGCTCTCGCTCTTGATGCGCTTGTTGGGTACCATGCGGGGGTTCTCTTTCAGCAGGAGTTTGACCGCCTCGGTGTTGTACAGGGTCAGCCCGAACGTCACGCCTGCGGCCTGTTCCAGCTCGTAGAAAGCCCAGTTTGCGCCAAAGGAAAAGATGTTGTATTGCTCGTCCCGGGCCAGCTTGTAGGCCGTCTCTTGGGCTGTGGTGCAGGTCTGCGTGATGCCGTCCAGCTTCTGGCACATCAAATCGGACTGGAAGACCTGATTTTGCAGCCAGATGCGATAGTCGTCCTCGGTGATCTCGCCTGCATCCAGCTGCGCCCGCTTGCGTTCGTCCAGTGCTTTGTACTTGGCTAAAAACTCGGTCAGCTGCTCCTGCATCTCCCGGCGAGCAGTGCCGTACACCCGGAGGATGCGGCGGCGCAGGCGGTTCAGCTGACGGGTAGAGATGCGGTCACGGTCTGTTTGCTTCATGGCTGTTCAAATACTCCACGATGGCACGTTCCCGGGCGGACAGCTCCCATTTTGTGGCCGCAGCCCTCTCAGCCGCAGCCCTCTCAGCCGCAGCCCTCTCAGCCGCAGCGCAATCAGATAACAGCAATCCGCTGCCAAAAATAGTTTTACCTGCGGAGCGCTGTGCATCCAGCGCATGAATCGAAGCGCAGTCCTTTTTGTGGATTTTGAAATCCACACCGTAACGGCTGTATCGTTGAAGCAATGCGGCCGTCACAATGTGGTCTGGGTATGTATACTTTGGCAGCTGTACCGTTTTGGTGCGTCTCAGGCGCTCCACCTCATCGTTTACCAGCTTCGTCAGGCGAGGTTCGGTCTGCGCTATGATGTCCCCTCCGTAGCTGGTCACAAAACTTGTTTTGACGATTGCACCGTTTTCGTACTCGATATTACAGTCGCAAACGATATGGTTCATCCGCATAGTATTTACCCTTCCAGAAAACGCTATCAAAGATGGAGCGAACAAGAAGAACGGAATGCAACGGTCGAGATAGAATCCGCAGATTCGGGACAGGATTGAAAACGGTGGGTTGTCCAGAACAACAGCACCCTCCGGGTAGTCGAAATTCTCATAATCGCCGCCGGGGTAAAACGGGCGCACAATTTTGGCCGGGTCGATGCCGTACTCCTTGCAGGCCCAGTCCTTGACGACATCGTACACGCCGGGCGGTGTATAGCAGTCGTCCGTGGTCTTTTTCGGCTTGAACTTCTCCACGAACTCTTCGTAAGTCTTACCTGCTGCCATCGTCTTCGTTCTCCTCCTCGTCCACGGTCTCCCGTGTTGCGCTCTCAGCCATCAGCGCGGCCTTGGCCTGCTCCTTTTGTTCCGGGGTCAGGTTTGGCAGCAGGTCAATGGCCATGTCCTGCCCGATGATGGCGGCCTCGGAAATGACCATGCTGACCTGCTCAGCTGTGTTTGTGATCTTGCTACGGTTGAATGTCGGCATAGCGTTGTCAAAGCCAGCCAGTGCGCAGATCTGCCGGATAAACGGCTTGACCTGCGTCTCGAAGTCGTCCGCGTTCTGGTTCAGCGGTTCGTAGGCCGCGTCCAGATGGTCGTTGGTGCTGTCCGCACTCACACAGTGCACATCCAGACCGCCGAAGTCCTCATACACCCGGGTGTGGAGCAGCTCCAAAAGAGCCTGCCGGGCCGTCACAGGGATCTCGGTGGTGTAGGGGGTGATTTTGCCGCCCTCGCTGGTGTCTGCGCCTGCAATGTGGTACAGATTCAGCTTGACGAGGAACTCCTGCAGCTCGTCATCGGTCATGCCGTTGAAGTTCTCGCACAGCCAGTAGATCTGCGAAAAGTCCTGCAGGTCATTGCAGAAGCCGGACATCACCAGATCGGTGTTGTCGATGTAGGCTTTTAAGCCCACAAGCGTGCTCTGGTGCAGGTCGGAGCCCCACAGCGGCACAATGGGCAGGGCGCTGTAGTTTTCTCCTTCTACGCTTTCCAGCCCGCCGCCGGGTGTGGTGACGGTCACGCTCTTGTATGCCTGCTTCTTCACAGTCTCCTTCATCGTGCTGTCGATTTTGCTTTCCGTGTACTCAGTAAAGCCGTCCAGCTCGTACAGGATGTAGTGCATATCCGTGTCCGGGTTCAGCCGCCAGAAGCGCACGCCTGCCTGCAAAAGGCCGGTCTTTTCATCATACAGGGGTGCAAACTCGGTCAGCTTGAAAACCACCAGATGGTCGTTGTTCCAGAATCCGAAGCTCTCGCCGTGGATCAGGGCGAAATATCCGGCTTTCTGGATCTGCTCATCAAAGTTCTGCCCCAGCCTGTCCTTGTCCACGCCATCGTCCGCAAAGACCACGCCGTTGCCGAGGGAGTATGTGGCTCTCTGTTTGTTGAGCCGCCGGAAAAGATTGCTCTTGACCATATCGGGGTGCGGGGTGTCCTGCTTGGTGTTTTTGGACAGACGTTTCAGCATCAAAGCGTAAGCCTGTGCGAAGCGTTCAGCCCCCGGGTTTTTCTGGGCATCGTACAGGTCGGCGTCCAGCGCCATCTTGTACGGCCCGGAAGTGCAGTGCTGCTGCACGAACCGCCGGATGAAATCAGGCTGTTCCCCGGCGGCTTGCGCCTGCTGAAAGGTCTGGAATGTGTATACAGTGCTCAAAATCAATCCCTCAGTTTCACAAGGCGCTTTGTGCGCACGAAATAGCGGATAGCGTCCATGCAGTGGTCGTTGACCTTCAGCACGGTGTCATCTTTATCTGGATCCCAAGCGTACACGCCGAACTCTTCCAGCGTGTGCTTGCAGTCTTTGTAGATCTTCAGCCGTCCGGTCTGCAGCATGGTCTGCACGTCCAGAATGCCGCTCAGAACGTCGTTGTTTGCGGGCGTCTGGGTAAAGCCATTCTTGCGCAGTTCCGTAATCAGGGGCAGGGCAGAGGGGTCAACGATGATCCTTTCCGGCTTGAGACCATCCAGCCACGTCTTGAGATCTGTTACGTACTCGCCCACGGTCTTTTGCCGCTTCTGTTCGCGGCCGCTGTAGTAATACTCCCGGGTGACGATCCAGCAGTCTGCATCTGCCTGCTTCTGGAACAGCAAAAAAACCGTTGCGTTCTGGGTGCCAAAGTCGCACGCCACATAAGCGCTCTTTGGAGACAGCGCCGGAAGTATATCAACAACGTGCTTCTTGCGGTCGAACATGTCATATACAAGGCCCTCCGCCACGGTCCACAGGCCCAGAATGTAGCGCTGATAGAAAACGCCGCTGTACTGGCTGCGGTATCTGGCCTTGATGTCCTCGGAAAGTGACAGGTTATCGTCCATCGTGAAATGGAGATACATCATCTTGCGGGAACGGCACTTGCGCACCCATTCCAGATAAAACCAGTGCTGTGGGCTTCCCGGGTTGCAGTTGAACCAAAACTTTGACCCGGTGACAGAGCATCGGGCCGTGGCCTGATTGACGAAGCTCTGGGGCATCAGGGCCACCTCGTCGAAGAACACCCCAGCAAGGGTAATGCCCTGAATCAAGTCCTGACTGCTCTCGTCCTTGCCGCCAAAAAAGTAAAACTCGTTGGTTTTTCCGCCCTTGCTGACGGTCATGCAGTTTTCGGCCCGGTGCTCCTTGACGTTGTAGCCACGGGCTGCAAGCTGCTGCTTGAGTGTGCCTAGCACGTTGCGCCGGAAGCTGGCGATGGTCTTGCCACACATGGCAAACTGCTGGCCGCTGTAGCAGATCATAGCCCACTGGACGAAAGAGAAGCTCATAGCAAAGGTCTTGCCCGAGCGGATAGCGCCATCAGCAATGATGCCGTTGTAGCCGCTGTATGCGCTCTGCGGTGTCCACCAGCTCAAAACCTGCTTTTGCCGCTGGCTGAGGGCTTTCCAGCGAAAACCGTTACTTTTCCGCATGGTCGTCCTCTTCCTCCGGCAGTATCTCCACGTCATCCGGCGGGCTGAGGTCTGCGGCGGCGCTCAGAGCCTCAAGCAGGCCATCGTCCGGGGCTTCTATGCCGCTCTGGTCTCCCAGCATAGCAAACTTGTCCACGATGGTGCCGAACGCCGTGGACAGCTGCGGCAGCGTCGCTTCTGCGATTTTGTCCGGGTCTGCCATTGCTTTCAGGTACAGCCCGAGGAGATCCTGCGCTTCCTCGCGCTTGCTGCCTAAGTATGAAAGCATGTCCTGCGTGTTCTGCTCTTTTTTCTTGGCGCACAAATCTGCGCATACCGGATTTTCGCTCACAACCTTGCGCACAGTGCTTTCGGCGACGTTGTTCAGCTTGGCAGTTTTGCGGTAATTGTGGAGCTGCACATAGTCTGCAATGATTTTCTTTTTCTGTCGGTCTGTCAGTTTTGCCCCCACAGCCACCACCTCTCTAAACCCATGCAAAATAAAAACCGCCCGGAAAATCCGAACGGTCAAAATATCGAATGTGCCGCCAGCCGGATTTGAACCGGCACCCACGGAATGGATGTGCGCAGTGGTTGGCTGTGCAGTGATGTTCCCGTGGTATCACCAATGTTGTCCCGCCTTAAATGGGCGGCGCTCTCCCAGTTGAGCTATGACGGCATATAAGCAGCAACGCCGTTATCTGTTTTTACCGGACAGTAAGACGTTGCCGCTGCATCTGGAACTTTTGCGGCCAGATGCTCCGCTATTGCACTCCCCGCTCTCGTCAGATCATGCAAGCACTCCCGGCAGGGCTCGAACCTGCAACATGCGGTTTTGGAGACCGCTGCTCTACCGCTTGAGCTACCGGAGTATAAAACACCGCCCTTGGACTCGAACCAGCCAGCAATATCTCAGCTGACACGCGCTCCAAACTGCGCTCAGGCGGCCATATAAAACAGCCCCGGTTCTCCGCCGGGGCTGTTGTTTGGCGCACATCCCGTCGGGAAGCCTACCCACACCCTCGGGGATTCAAAGCTTTCTCTCGCGGCACGGGAGGTTAAGCGTGCAGCTTTGTGGGGGATGAGTCCATGCGCCATACGGTGCGATACGGCGGAATCAAACCGCCTCCTGTCTCTCGTGAGTGACATGCTGCCTTTGTGTCAGTGTATCGCATAGAAGCAGCCCGCAAAACGGTGAAGGAGAACAGGAAAGCATGAAAACCTGTCACAAGGAAGGAACCGTTTTGGAGGCTGCGTGGCAAGCGGCTACCGCTTAGCGCTGAACCGCTTATTAGAATTTTACATCCAAGCTTGCAGACTTGAAAAGAGCTGACCCCTTCCAAAATCATGTTGTGTTTTCTTGTGCATGTTGTACACTTTGCGCATCAGAAAACTCGTCCCATATCTCGGCCAGAGCCATGCATCCGCGTTTGATTCGCCGGTAGACCACATCTGCCCCGCACACGCCGACTTCTTTTGCGATTTCCTTGTGAGACCTGCCCATGACATAGTGCTCGCAAATCGCTTCGGCGCATTCCGGCTCGGCTATCAGGCAGTATGCCCGCCGGGTGGCCTCGACGCGCAGATTGCACAGGTCCGTCTCCATCCTCTGAAGCTGTCGGCGCTCGGTGTCCAGCTGCTCTACAGCAAAGCCCACCTTGTCCCCATTGCCACCACCCGCAGGCATCCCGCTCAGGCTCTGGGTGCATTTTTCGGCCACGTCCCGGATACGCTGTATTTTTTGCTTCTGGACTTCGATAGCCGCCGCGAGGTCGCGGCACTGCTGAAACCACGCCTTGACGGTGCGGTAGTCCACGCCGCCGTCCGGCTTTGGTGTGTCGGTGTCAGGTATCCGTGTGTGGATCATGCGTGCTCCTTTTTTCGAAATCGCAGCAATATTCAGGCGGATTTATGTATCCTTTGTCTTCGTCACTGCTCTGACAGATATAGTGATGCCCGGGTTCTGACATCGCAAATTTTTGCTTTAAGTATACGCACCGGTCGCAAAGGCAAGGTTTCTTGCGGTTGAGCCACCGCTTGAAATATTCAACTGGGTCACCATCGCTAAGAATAAACCAGATGAAAATCCCTGCAAGTGTTGCCATAAGCAGTGTGCTTGCAACTTCAAATAGCATATCAAGCATTTTATCTCTCCATTTCTTCAATCTCGATTTCCACCCTCGGATTCTTCCGATCAAGCTCCACCCGGCTGCCATCGTGGGCGGCGACGATCTTGCTGTTGTCGTCCTCCAGCACGCGGGCTTTCACCAGAATGTCCGTTGTAGCCTCGATGAGGTTTGCCAGATCGACCCGGCGGGCGGTCTTCATGTAGTATATGCACCTCACGTTCACGCGGGCAGAAATGGGGCTGCGTGGCCTTTTGATTTGCCGCAGGCAGTCCGTCTCATAATTTACATAAGCCTTGCTGGGGGCCACGAAGCGCCCGCCTGAGCGGCTTTTGAGGATGCGGGCAGAGTTTTTCTTGGTGCGCGGGTCACCGTAGAGGGTCAGTTTCATCTGCTCACCCCCATTGGTCAGCCATTGCTTTTGCAATTCCGGGAAAGGTCTTGCTTCGCTCTTTTTGCGATCTGTGGCCTCCCGGGTGGCCTTTCCCTCGCGGACCTTGCCCTTGCACCCAATACATTGTTGGCATGACAATTTCTGTAGGCTCTAGCGGAGGGAGACCTTTTAACCATAAGCAAGTCTTTTTGTGGAAGGGATGCCCGAACTGCCACGGCTGGATGATTTGTGTGTACCTCGGAAGGCGGTAAACGCCAGATGGCACGGGGTTTTCAACAGCAATCTTCGAAATTCCGCTTTGCAAGAATCGGAGGAAAAAGTCTTTTGCTTCCATGCCTTTGCTCAGACGTTCAAGAGCGACGTAACTTTTTCCATCAATGATCTTGTAAAGCCTAGAAGCTCCGGCGTTGCTCAGGTAGGTGCAAGGCGGGTGCGCAATGAGCAAATCCCACTTGCCAACGTCATGCGTTACGCCGTCCATCGTTACGACTTGTTCCCCCTCCAGAGCCTTGAGCGCATCTCCAAGAATATGCCATTCAGGATGCCCGCCGGATGGCTCCTGAATATCGCAAGAGTAGGCTTCGTGACCTTTTGCCCGAAACGATTTGCAAACTTCCTGCGATTCCTCGCAAGCAATAAGCACTTTCATCTATCCGCTCCTCCGTTCGCTCCCATGTACTTCTTGCGTCCACGCTCCCGGTGACGGCCCTCGTGGCCGTAGTGGTAGACTTTGCCTGTGTCCAGCATCTCTCGTGTGTAAGCGGCTTCTGCGCTGCGCTGGCGCTTAAACTCGGCGTACTTGGGGCATGTGTCGTGGCACACCGGGTGACGAGTGGGGCAGTCTTTACACGGCGTCATCGCCATTTTTTAACACCTCCGTCCTCACTGGCTTGATGTCCCGATACTCGGGGTAATGGTCGCCCGCCAGCTGGCAGGCCCGAAACTCTGCCGCAAACTGGCTCGCGGTATTGATGCGGTATGTAAGCGCCGCGTTCCCGTGCGGGCCGCTGCACTCTACGATGACTTTGTATCTAGGCATTTCGTCCTCCGTTCTGGTTTTCCTGCCCAAGAAGCTTTCTTTCTGCCCTGGACTTGAGCATCCGGGTGCGGGCAGCAAGGCAGCGCTTTACCAGGATCTGCTCGCCCCGGGCCTTTTCGATGGCCTTTTTCCACGCCGGGAGAAGCTGGCTCTGCCAGCTGCACTCCGAAATCACCTCGTGGAATGTCTTATAGGCCATATCATCCGGCACATCCTTGAGCGATGAGTTCGCCCAGATCTCCGCGATGCTTGCGCGGTTCTCTGCGGTCTGAGGCCGTCCAAAATAGGCCTCAGCGTCCGCAAGGAGCTTTGTCATCATCTCCACTGTCACGGTTTCACCCCCTTGAAAATATTTGCGTATGCTTCTGCGGTGCTTTCTGTGGCCTGTTTCCCGCGAGGCTGCTCTCGTCGGCGCTGCTCATTCGCTGCCACGTCCCCCGGTGCGCGTATCCCGTCCCGCTGCCAGCCAGACAGGATGCCGTTGATGTAGTTCCACGAGCGCTTCCCGGCCTCTGCGGCCTTGTCGATCGCCAGCAAAATCATCTCCGTGCTGTACTCCTGCCGCCATTTTTGTAGTTTTTCCAACGCCGAACGCGGGAAGTCGCCGATAGCCCGCTGGTAATGCTGGACGATTTTTGATAACTCCATATCAACGGCTGCGGTGTTATCGCGCTTTACAACATCTACATCTCCATTTACATCTACATCTCCATTTACATCTCCATTTACATCTACATCTACAGTTATTTTTGTTATGTCGTCATTAACATTGTTATCGTTTGTTATTTTTGTTATGTCGTCAGGCTTTCCCCAGCGCTTTGCCATGCCGCGTTTTCCGGCGTTGCTACGTTTCTTGCGGGTTTCATCCCATTTTTCAGACGCCCGTTTTACGTCGCTGCACATAAATTTCCAGTTGCCACGCATCCCACGGTCTGAAAATTCGGGTTCTTCTCCGGTTTTGGCATACCGTGCAAGAGCTCGCATCAACTGCCCAACCTCTGCGTCGGAGTATTCTTCCAGCGCGTCGAACCAGCTCAGATACGCCACAAATGACTTTTTATCGTCCTGTGCCACTCAATCACCTCCTTTGCGCGCCCGTATAGCCAGATAGCGCAGCTTTCGTTTTAGAATGGGAGGTCTTCGCTGTCATCAATGACCGAAAAGTCGTCTGCGCTGCCCTGCGAATACTCCGGCACGCTCTGAGGATTCTGCGGGGCGCTGTGAGAGGCGTTTGCTTCGCGCACATGATTTTCCGTCTGCTGGTCGAAATCGCGCACAGCGGGCTTCTCTGCTACCTTTCCGCCGCAAAAGCTCACCTGCGACGCAAGAACCTCGGTAGCTGTGCGGTTGTTGCCGTTCTTGTCCTGGTACTGACGGGTCTGTAAGCTGCCTTCGATAGCAATCATGCTGCCCTTCTGGAAATACTTGGAGACAAACTCGGCGGTCTGCCGCCACGCGGTGACATCGATAAAATCGACCTTGCGCTCTTCGCCCTGCCGGGCAAAGCTGCGGTCAACCGCGATGCGGAAGCTGCACACGTTGGTGCCATTCCGGGTGGTCTTGAGCTCCGGGTCGTAGACCAGACGACCCATCAATGCTACGATGTTAAGCACGAGACATTCCTCCATCTTCTTTCGGCTGTTTCTTCGCGCATTCTACGCAAAGTATACGTCCATATTTTGCCTTGCTTCGTTCCGCTACCTGCTCAGCAGTCATCTTTTTTCCGTCCTTAGTTTTGATGCCGATGATTTTCTTTCCGCAGCAGGCGCACACCGGGGCGGGAATGTCCGGAAGCGGGGTGTGCTTGGTGGGGTCATCCTTCCAGTACACGTTCGCGCCGATTCCAAGCGCCTTGCAGGCCACGCTCTGGGCATCCGTATACGCTTTTTTGTAAGCGTCATCATCCGTTCGGAGCCCGCCGGATTCCATCGTGATCAGCATAGAGCCGCCCACTCCGGGAATGGGGGCGCTCCACTCCTGTCCATCATCCAGCCGGATGTAAAGGGCTGTGGAGCAATGCACAATGACCTCTCCCTTTGCGCCGGGCTTCTCCTCGTATACCGGCGGGTCGAACCGCCAGCCGAATCCCACAGGGCCGAACAGCTCCGTGAGCTTCTTAATGCGCCACATGGGGTTAATGTCGGTCTTGCCCTTCAGGCGGCCCGCTGCGATAGGCTTCTGGGCGTCTTTGGGGACTTCCCGGCACTGCTCGTAAATGGTCATTTTATCCATGATCGTATGTCACCTCATCCATCCCGTGTACCCGGCACAGATCTGCCAGCCACCCAAGACCAGAATTGTAGGACGCCTCAATGTTGCCCATCGCGTCATCTAACCCGCCGGTCTGGGTGGAGCTGATAAGCGGAAAGGCGTTTGACTCATCTGCCAAAGCAACTACGGCTTCCAGCGCCGAAGCGGCTGTGCCGAGGCTGTACTCTGCATCCGAAATGGCTTTTGCATATCCCGTCGGAGACATCCCATAATCTAATCTTCCCGGATAAAAACGGTCTTCCGCGTCGGTCGCAAGCATCATCTGGCTTACACTCATCAAGAGGCTTGCGCATTTCGTAAGCTCTGCTGCTGCCCGATGCTTGAGTGCAAGATTCCATTCGGGAACGCTGACTGCATACCGCAGAACCGCTTTGCGGCGTTCCTTTTGCTCTAGGGTCATGTATGTCACCTCTGGTAAACCTTCTGCCGGTGCTCGTCCATAACGACGTACAGACGGCCCGGCTTTTCTGCTGCCAGCTGGTCGGCGTACTGGATGCCCGCCAGCGTGTTCGGCATGGGGATTTCGTTGACAAAACGCAAATCCGCGTCAAAGATCTGTACCGTGCTCACCTTTTTCTTCTCCTTCTTCTGGTGGATGTGCCGCAGCCGCTCCGGCTGACGATTATGCCAACGAATCTCTGCGGCTCGCATATATCTACCGTTCATATTCCTGTTCCCTTTTCGCCTTTTTGCAGTAACGGCGAAGCGGAGGGAGACAGTCAACCTCCGCACGATCAATGCGCTCCTGCTCAAAAATGTACTTGTACGGACGCCTTTTTTCATAGCGTCGGTGTCCAACGGAAGACGCAAAGCTGTTGGCAGTCTTGTATCCAAGCTTCGCAGCGCACATGGCGGATGTTCCCGCCGCCATTACCTCGCCGGTCTTGGCGCTGTACACGGTGTACCATGTGATATAGTGGATGTAATCAGCCATGTGCGACATCCTCCGCATCGTGGAGGGCTGTAAGCAGCCCATCTGCTGCCGCGCTATAGACCTCTGATTTTTCCCGGCAGATGACCCGCAGCCAAATGTCTCCCGTGAGCGCGGACTCCGTTGCAAGCCGTGTGGCTGTTTTCAGATGCTCTTCGGCCTGCTGCCGAATCAACTCTTCCAGCTTCATGCGCCCTTCTCCTCATTCTGTGGATACTCCGGGTTCCGGGCATGGTTGCGGACGATTTTGCCGTAGCCGCTGCGCTTATACCGTTTATTGTCCTCATGCATCCCATAAAGCGACATTGCCAGCCCGGCAGTGGATGCAACAATAATCCAAGGCGCGGCATGCGCAGCCTCGGCGATGTCCCAGCCGCCCCAGTAGGTCAGCGCAACGGCCATCAAAGAGCAGGCCCAGCGCCATACCTGCGCCGCGCCGATGATTGCCAGTAAAGCCAGCCCGTCCAGCGCTAAGATGAGTCGAAAATTCATCGGTCTCTTTCTCATTCTCTCGGTTCCTCCTTTGTATAAACCTTTTCGAGCTTGTAAAAGTCCTTCACCCACGCCATAAACCTGGCACGGGAAATGTCAGGGCAAGGCTCTTTTGTTCCTATGGACGGCTTTGACCACTCCGGGAAAATTCCCGCCTGAATCTGTGCTCCCAAGACCTTTTCGGTCTTTGAGATATTGTTATCCCGCAGGATCTGGACGCATTCGCCTATCGTAAGACTCGGCTTCTGCATGGCCTGCTCCTTTCTTTCGATTTGGTTTTGCAGTGCTTCTTCATGACTTTGCCTCCACAAACTCGCCATTTTTGAGCGTGTACCAGACGCTCTCCTTGACAGAAGTGCCGTCTACTTTTGCCATCTTTGCCCACAGCATATTGCCGTCATCGCCGTACTCAGTCAGCACCAGATAGCAGCCCAGGGCACCCCGTGCCTTACTGTGTGCGCCGTTTGCGACGGCGACATTGTCTTTTCCATCTGCTTTTGCTCTGCAATAAGCCCCAGTGGCTGCCGCCGTGCTGGAATTGCCGCTGGAACCTGCCGTGCTGTAATCGCCGCTGGAACCTGCCGTGCTGCAATAGCCGCTGGAACCTGCCGTGCTGGAATTGCCGCTGGAACCCGCCGTGCTGCAATAGCCGCTGGAACCCGCCGTGCTGCAATAGCCGCTGGAACCCGCCGTGCTGGAATTGCCGCTGGAACCCGCCGTGCTGGAATAGCCGCTGGAACCCGCCGTGCTGTAATTGCCGCTGGAACCCGCCGTGCTGGAATCTCCGCTGGAACCCGCCGTGCTGCAATAGCCGCTGGAACCCGCCGTGCTGGAATAGCCGCTGGAAAAAGGTTTTTTGCCCTTCACCCGATTAAAAACGGCATTCACCGTAGCTTTTACAAGCCCTGCAAAATTCACCTCACCTTTCACCGTCAGCTCAGTGCAGGCCAGTTTACTGTCCTCTCCGCTTTTATCCACGTTCCCGCCGCACTCGACCTCAAAAAAACGCGGACTGTCTTTCAGCGGGTAGTAATGCAGCACGTCCAACGGGTTCTCGCAGGCGTGCATACCAGCGTGGCAGCAGTCGGCCTTGTCCTCATAGTAGGCCTTGCCCACCTCATACTGCTTGCCACGGCACATCATGTTTTTGTCCATGGCCTTGTAGGCGATGATCTTCTCGCTCATGCTTATACCTCCTTAACAAACTTCCCGGCGGTGGTGGTGTTCTTCTGGGCAGCAGCTGCAGCAAATAAGCTGGTCTGGCATACCTCATCCAGCCGGTCAACTCTGGTTCCTGCCTTTGCAGCCAGCTCGCGCACAGAGTCTACAAACGCCGCAATGAGCTTCTTGTCTCCGGCCTCGATGATTTTCATCTTCGAGATTTTGCGGACGTCCGACGGGCTGATCCCGTTCTTGAACGCTCGGGCCTTTGCGTTGGACACCCGAAGCTCAAGGTCAAATCCTCTGCGCTCCATAGCGTCGTAAATCTCATTCCACACGGATTCGAAATCATCGCCATCGCCACCGCGCTTCATGGCGACGGAAGAGATTGCGCTCTGACAGGCTTTCTTCCAGTCGGGGCCAGCGGTCAGACTAAACGCTTCACAGGCAAAATCCAGACGCTCGTTGACCTGTTCAAGCTGCTTTGCCTGCTGATTCTGCTGGCGTTCCAGCTTGATGAGGTATTGCAGCTCCGGGGACAGGTCTTGCAGCTGGCTTGTAGCTCGAGTCGAAAGCTTCTTCTCCATCTCGTTAAAGGCTTGGATGTACTTCAACTTCCATTCCAGCGCCGCCTTGCCGGTAAAGCCCATCACAAGCAGGCTGAAACCGTCGCGGTTCATGAGGTAGGTTCGCTGAGGTCTGCCGTAGCTGTCCGGGGCTTCCGCCTCGAAAAACATCTCCCCAAAATTGGGGACATCTTTCTTGAAGGTATCAATGTCACGCATCACATGGTCGTGACGCTTCTCGAAGTTCTCAGCGATCTGGCGGCTGGATGCCACCGGCTCGCCGTTCTGGGTGGATAAGATAATCTCGTTCAAAATAAACCTCCTTGTGGTCTGCCCATCCCGTGCTATACTTGAGCGGGAGGTGATGAAATGAATCGGTTGGACTATCTGAGCCATCGCTCAGACGAATTGGAACGGCTCTCGCACTCCTACTGCGAAAACTCGTTTGACCCGGACGGCTCGGTTTGGAAGAAGCGCCGGGAAATCGACAACGCTCAGCTTCAGACCGCAGCAGAGTTAAAGAAGCTGCGGGAAGATTTGGAACGCATCGAGCGCAAGCAGGATGAAAGCAGCAGCGAATCCAGCAAAATCGGAATTGCAACGCTTGTCGTTACTGCTTTAGGGCTTGCAGCAACCATAGTATTTGGAATGCTACAATACCTACATTGACTGACGTGATGATGATGGATGCGATCATGTAGTCAGCCGGGGTCCAGTTGGAAATTCGCTCTTTCCAGCTGGGCTTTTTGTTTTTGTTCACGGTTCTGCCTCCTTTGTCACTTGCGGCTCGTTGCCCACTTCAGCAGCATTGCGACGATCCAGATCGCCGTTGATACACCGAAAGAGAACCGCCAACCGATGAGCTTGCAGATAAGCCACCAAAGGCCGGAAATGACGGCCCACGAAAAGCCAAAAGCAACGACAATGAGTGCAATCGATGCAAGCGCAAGCAAAAATGTTTCAAAATCAGGCATTTGTGTCCTCCTTGTGCTCGATGCTGGGCGTCAGGCCAATGGCCTTGAGTTGCTCATAGATAAAGCGCTGGCCTGCTTCCGTCCAGACGGTAGTGTTGGGTGTCTGAATCTTGCCGCTGTTGTGCTGGAAAGGCTTGCCCTTGCGGTTCTTGGTATAACCTTTGCTGCTATACTTTGCGTATAACACCCACTGGCCGTCGCTGTTCTTCCACTGGATTTTAAGCCCGTGGAGGATGCTGTTGAGCTTTTCGCTGCTCATACCGTAATCTTTGGCGATGCTGGTTGCCGTGCGGCAGTTGTCTCCGATGCACACCGCCCGGGCATACTCTGCATCCGGCTTCAGGTCGCTGTTCTCCGCCAAAAGCTGTTTGTTTACGGCCTTGAGCTGGTCGTTCTGCTTCTGGGCGATAAGCACCGCACGGCGCATGACCGCTTCCGGGCTGTTCCACTGGGCTTCCACTGCCAAGAAATACTGCCGCGCCTGCTTGCCGCGCTCGTTGCGCTGTATCATGCACAACTCTTTGGCCATCGGGATGGTGAGCTGGTGGTCTTCAATCGTGCGTTCCACCTCTCGGTTGCCTTCCGACTGAACTCGTACATTTTTGTACGGGTTGAAATCTTCACCCTCGGTAAATCCATATTCGACCATGCGAGGAAACCAAATGCGATAAGGCGTGTTGACTTCCAAGAATTCATGCAGTTCCCGGCCGCTCACGGTGGGGCGCTCCGGGTTGTCGTAGTTGATGGGTATAAGGTTGTTCATGCAGTCTTACCTCCTTCATCATCTGCCAGCAGCGCCGTGACCGGCACCCGGAAATACTTCGCAACCTTGAGCAGCTGCGAAATGCTGGGGCCGTAAATGCTGCGCTCCCACTTGCCGATTGCGCCGTTGCTCAGGCCTGCCGCCGCCTCCAGATCGGTGCGGCTCAGCCCGTGCAGCTTGCAAAACTGGTCGATTTTTGAAACATTCACTAGCAATTCTCCTTTCCGGGCTTGAAAATCACTAGAAAATATGCTACTATGTAGTTGCGAGGTACACAGCGAATAAAATCTAGCGCAAGCCCGATATAATATTGTCAGGGGCTTTGGTTTTGCTTGCCCTGTGCTTAGTATTATACTAGACTATGGTCTACAAGTCAATAGATTATCGTCTATCTTTATGCAAAAATAGGTGGTGATTTTTTGTGGATAATGCCAAATTCGTAGAGCGCGTACGCGATTTGTGCAAGGAACAAAAGACTTCAATCACTAAGTTGGAAGCGCAACTAGACTTTTCAAATGGATATATTGGAAAGTGGGCAAAGCGTCCTAGTTCACCACCGTATGAAAAATTGACAAGTATTGCACAAGCTCTTGGTGTCACAGTTGAAGAACTCACTGGCGAAGAACCAGAGCAAAAAGAAAAGCCCAGCACCCCGGAGACGGTAAGCCTGAGCGGCCTGTCTCCTGAAGATGCTGAGCTTGTACAAAAGATTCTGAACGCTTCGGAAGCGAAAAAGAACGCGATCCGGGAGCTGCTCTGAATCAGCTGTTTAGAATATCGAGGACTTTCTGACGAAATGCAGGGTCACTCTTAAGCTTTTCGATGATTTTTCTGATTTCGTCCGGGCTGAAAGATGTGTCCTGCATTTTGCTTTGTCCTCCTTATATAATTGTTATGTGTGAGGTGTTGCGGTATGGCACGAGGCGGCCGCAGGAAGGTATCTATTTATACTCAGCGAGACCGCGCAAACAAACGGTGGCTTAAAAAAGTCGGGAAGGCAATCACACCAAGCAAACGCACACAACGTGCAATAGCAGAAGCTATATTTTCTCCCGCTCCTTCTAGCTCTACAATTCAGAAAAGAGAGCCGTACAAGCAAGCATCCGTAAAATGGAAAGACGCAAGGCCTACGCTTTTGCAATGGGCTGGTTGCTTTGCCGTTGGTTTAATTTGCTTGTGTCCTATACTGAGCATCTGGAAACCTTCTTTCGATATTTCGGAAATTTCTTTTTTGCTCATCGCTTTCTTCTTTTTCCCTTTTTTGGTCGCAGCACTTTGCGTTGTCGATTATAACAAAACCAAATACCGCTCTTATCATTCGGGAGATACCGCGGCTGCTTCAGACACTTTTAGTTCCGCTGCGATGGAAAGCGTTGATAGGACCGCCCCAGAAGAAACAATAGCGGAAATTGACCGGATGAACGCCAAGATTTTCATGGATGAATTTCAAGATTCCCTGAATATCATGCAGAAAACGGCAGACCCAGATACTTTTTTCTCTCGGTATGACCTTGTTTTGGAACGTCTCGACAACATGATAGAGCTGCAACAGAAGGGAATAAAATTCGCCTGTGACCTTCCGGCCTTGAAAGCTCAGGCGCTCGACCAGGAAACCACTGCTGAAACCGTAAATGTACTGATAGATAATGCCTATGCAAAACAGGTTCAGAAGCTTTCCGCTCTCAAGACTGAGCGTGGCCGCTCAAACTCTACGCAAAGATGGTATGCATCTTTTGAGCCGTTTTTAGACCGAATGCCACTCCGCTCTAAAACGTATCTTGAAATGAAGCTCACCGCTTTGCAAGAGGTGTAACCAATGGATTTGTTTACAGCATTTTCGTTTATGAATGACGAAGAGCCACCCATTCCGGCAGAAGAACGAAAGTATTATCAAGAGCCGTCCTATTATAAAGACTATGCTCCCTCAATGTCTTTGGACGCCGTAAATGGGTCGTGCAAGGTCATTACCTTTCAGGAACGGAAAAAGATTTCTTATCCTTCAAAGCGTGGTCTTTATGTGGCAGAAATAAGGCTTTTGAATTACTGTTCAAGCGGCAAATTGTACCCAAATCCAAAACATGGCTATCCCGGCCTGTGGTGGTATCAATATGGAATCAAAAATGTTGGATTCCATTTAAAAACCCTTGAGGCTCGTGGTTTTATCCAAATGAACGACCGACAAAAATATGAGCTTACAGAGCTAGGAAAACAAGAGCTGGAAGATAACGCTTATGTAAACCATTATAAGTGCTCTGTTTTTCCGCTTGGCCGGGGGTGCTGTCACTTGGACGAATGGGAGATCAACCGAAGAATAGCAGGTGGAGACACAAGCCAATGGGAAAGCGTTGTCTCTCAAATCGAAGCTGAAATTAAGCTCCATAACGAAAATTTCAGAAAATCGCAAGAGGAGCAGCGCAAGCGCTTGGGCTTGTAGCTCGTTCACAACCGAATTATACAACTGTTGATTGTATCGCGTCAAGCGCATTTAATCGCGCAAAAATGCGCGAAAAATTTAGCATTTGCGCTGAATCGCTGAAATTTACGCTGACTTTTTACTAAATACGCGCGTTTCGCGCTGAATCCGCGCAAAATATGCGCGTTATTATCCGTGGTTGCAAGGTTGTTGCAATTTTTGCAACAGCTGCCCGGCAAGCTCCCCGCCGGGGGCGGATGCTGCGGCGTAGAGAGCCTGAACAGACTTTGCCTTGCGGGTTACATAAAGGCAGGCCCGGTCCTTACCCTCCGGCGGCATATCCTCATAGCAGGCCAGCGCGGCGCGAATGTGGGTGCAAAACAGCTGCATCTTGTCCATCTTTAGTCCTCCCAAGGTTCAGGTGTTCGGGTCGTGCCGGTCAAAATGGTGGCAGGCATCCCGTCAATGATGGTCATTTCGTTTTCTTTACCGTTTCTTTGCTCGAAATCCATTTTATTTCACCTCTGTTTTTGTTCAATTCGTCCAACTTGTTTTAGATTTTACCATTTTATGGGAAAACTTGAAGGATTTATGCTCTGTCGAGTGGCATGGGTTTTCCCCATGTCACTTTTTGTTTTTATGGCATGGAAATTTGTGAGGTTATAATTGATGAGCTACTTTACTGCGGAAAAGCTTGGTATCGCGCTGGCGCGGGCCAGAGTTGCGGCAGGCTTGAGCCAAGTCGACATGGCCCGCCGTATCAACAAGGGAAAGGCTACGGTCCAGAGCTGGGAGTGTGGGGCGTCCAGCCCACCGGCCGACAAGATAATGGACTGGTTCGAGGCTTGCGGGGCTTCTCCGCTCCCCGCCATGCAAGAAATGCTGCACCCAGAGCTTTACAAAGAACCCATACAGCGCAAATCAGACGAAGATCTGGATGAAGCACTTACGGAGTACTTTCACACGGCGCCGCGAATTGTAAAAGAGATGGTGCTATTTATCCTTTTGGGCCGACATGGCAGCTATCCACCGGCGGTGTTCGCTGAGGTGTGCGCAAACCTGCACACTCCCTTGCAGAACAAGGTATCCGTCTGCGGCCAAATACTGGACAACTACGGGTTCGCCGTGGCTACAGGAACAGACCCGATTCCGTGGGAAGTCCAGCCTCCGGTGAGTCTGTTGCGGTCGGCATACCAGGCGGGAAAAGAGGCCGCGAAGAGCGGCGAAGCCGACTATACCGCAAAGCGAGGTGAAGAGCTTTGAAGTGCATTCGCGCCTGCTGTCGTCGGGAAATACCGGATGATGCATCTTTTTGCCCCTACTGCGGCAAGAAGCAGCCCGAAGCCGCCCCGCAGCAAAGAAAAAAGCGCCGCCGCCCAAAGGGCAGCGGCAGTGTATATAAGTTGAGCGGGACGAGGTCAAAGCCGTATGTGGCCCTGACAGCCAAGCGAGACGTTCTGGGGACGTTTGCGACGCCGGGCGAAGCGGTACAAGCGCTGGACGCTTACAACGCCCAGAACACCCCCGCAGCGCGTCTGAAATGCACTTTTGCGGATGCCTATGCCCAATGGAAAGCACAGCCCAAGTTTGACAAGCTCAGCACTGACATGAAAAAGGGTTATGAGCTGGCCTATGCAAAGGCTGCGCCGCTGTATGACCGACAGCTCCGGGACTTAAAAGCCGCAGACTATCAACAGGTGATTGACCAGATGGTGGAAAAGGGCCTCTCCCGCAGCTCCTGCGAAAAGCAGCGCACACTTTTCAGCCAGATCTGCGAGTGGGCAATGGCTCAGGACATCATAAACAAAAACTATGCCATGCTCTTGCAGCTCCCAGCGGCTACAGGCAAGGCAGAGCGCACATTGACCGCTCAAGAGATAGAGCAGATAAGCAGCCGACAAGACGACCCGAAGCTTGGGCAGACAGCACAAATCGCAATGGTGCTGCTCTACACCGGTATGCGTATCGATGAGCTGCTATCCATGCGCTGCGACGATGTGCATCTAAAAGAGCGGTATATGCAGGGCGGCGAGAAGACCGAGGCGGGCAAAAACCGCATTATCCCTATTTTGGACCCAATTTACAAAATCATTGCCTTTTGGATGCTTGACAGCGGCTGTGAGTGGCTGATACCGTCCAAAGCCGGTACAAAACTGGACAAGCGCAACGTGGCTACAAAGTTTCGGGCCTTGATGCAGGAGTGCCACATAGAGGGAGTGCATCCGCATACGCTGCGCCACACGGCCAGCAGCAAGATGGTGGAGTGCGGCCTGGAAAAGACCGCCGTGCAGGCCATCTTGGGCCACAAAAATTTCTCCACCACGGCCAACAAGTACGTCTCCCACAATGACCCGGATTATCTGTTGCAGGAAATGCGAAAGATGAAGTATTGATTTGTTAGATTGTTTGTTAGATTGTCACGTTCATTCAGGAGATTTTAAGGTATTTCAAGCAAAAAGAAAAACGCACAGACGATTTGTTTTTATCGTTCGTGCGTTTATTTTTGGAGCTGGTGACAGGAGTTGAACCTGCAACCCACTGATTACAAATCAGTT